GCGCTTCTCGGCGATGACCTCGGTTTCTGCGCCGGCCACCGCTTCGCCAGCCAACGCCCGCTTCGCCGCGAGATCGGCCTGTTGCGCCTGAAACTGCGCCGCCAGCTGTCCTTCCGCAAGGCCGCGGTCTGCGGCGGCTTGGTTGCCCAGCGTGAGGATCGCCCCGCCGCCGCCCATGCCGCGCGCCTGAACGCCCGCGAGTGCCTGCGCCGCCCGCCGCCGCAGGTTCGCGCGTTCGGCAACTGCCTGCGCCTTGCTGGCCTCAATCTGGCCGCCGAACTGGTCAGCGGTCGCGCGCTTGGCCGCGACCTGCCCTTCCAGCGATTGCAGGTATTTCTGGCGTTGCTGCGCTTCGGTGTCAAAGCCTTCGTCCTGCTTGCCGTAGGCATTTTTCGGAACGCCAGCGGTGGGCGACGGTTGTCCGTCACCCGGCAACTCTTGGCCCCACGCAATGCTTTCTTTGATGCCGGAAACTGGGTCAAGGCCAAACACTTTCTTGAAATTTGCCATAATTCACCTACGCCGCGACCGTTTGCTTGCCGACCAGAATCACCCACTCGCCGCCTTGGCCGACCCGAACCGCCTGCGCCGGCCCACCGTCCAACCCAACGGCGGGATCGTCCGACTTTTCCCAGCGAACTTCAAGCATCGTTTCGCCGCCAGCGGTCAACGGCGTGGCGAACACGCCCGCGACCACCGAGTTGGAGCGGAACGCCGTCGTCGTGTTGGCGTCGCCCATGAAAAACGGTCGCCCGCTGGCAAGCCACGAGTTGGCATTCCACGCCGCGCCAGCGTTGACCAGCGGGATTTGCAGGAGCCGGTAGCACGGTGTCGCGCCTTCGTCGAGGTCGAAGCTGTCGAGCAAGAACGTCGCCGCCGTGTTCGGGGTGAAGTCGAGCAACGCCACCTGTTGATGCGTGAAGTTGTCGCACCGCAAGCCGCATTGGATGCCGACGCCAACCCGCTGCCGGTAGGTCGCGCCAACCGGGGCTACACCGTCCGGCGGGCTGTACACATTCCACACGGCAAACGCATGGTGCAGCACGAACCCGCCGGGAACGCGGATTGCCACCCGATCCTCGGTTGGGCCAGCCCACGGAGCTACGAACGGATCTGGCGCGTAGGGCATGTACGCCGTTGGCACCTCCACGCTGCGGATCGAGTTGTGCCGTTGGCCGTGCCACATGGGCACCATAATCACCGAGTAGTAGGCGTCGTTTGCCAGCATTTCGGTTGGCGGTGCGTCTGCGGCTTGCATGGGGTCGCCCACCGCGCCGTGCCCGATGCCGTAGCCGCTGGGCATCCTGTCGCGCGCAGCGGAGTCAAACCCGCCCATCCCCGCCTGCACGTCGTCGCCGGTGATGATGCCGTTGGCGACCGGCGTGGTCAGCGCAACCGGGGTGCCTGTCTTTGCGCCTTGGTGCTTGACCGGGATGTTTTGGACCCCGGGCGCGGCGAGGTCCGTCACCCGATCGCGCACGGTCAGCGGCGAAAGGATCGTTGCGGTCAGCGTCACCGATGGCATTGCCAATTGCTCAACCGTTGGCGCTGGCGGACCCGGCACTACACCGTCGGCGCTATACAATCCGGGCACGCTCAACTGCCAGTAGTAGACCATGAACGGTTTGAGCGCGATGTTCAGCGGCTCGATGAGCAACGGGTTTGTGCGCGCAAACTGGTTGCCAAACGCGTTCACACCGTCGATCTCCAGGCGCAAGACCTCGCGCGGGGCCATCGGATTGTTGCCGGCAACAAGGCTTGGCTGGCGCTCAAACAGGCTCAACACGACGCCGTAGCGGTCCATGTCCGGCGATGTAATCTTCCCCTCGATGCTCGTGCTCTCAGGGGATACAATGCCGCCCGGTTCACCGCGTTGGTCCCACCCAAACGACAACTCCGCCAGCGTCACCGGGTAATCGGGGTCGCGCAAAGTTGAACGCTGAAACAACTGTTGAAACGGCGGCAGCGTGAACGGCCAGATAACGGCCGGCTTACCAGCGGTCTTGACCGACTCGGAGCCGATCCACGGATCCACCCACGCGATTCGGCAAGGGGCTAGCTGTTCGGATGTGCGTTCCACGTTGGCGATTGCGGCGGCGGCTTGCAGATCCGCAAGCGTCGTGTAGACGTGCTGGATCGCTAGCTTGACCCCACGCGCGAAGGCCGGCTTGGTGAACTGGTCGCTCATCGGGTGGCCTCAAACACTTCGGCGTGAATGGCCCATACGTTGCCTTTCCACGGGTCGCGCCCCCAACTCGACGCGACAGCCCACACCGGGTAAATCGGGATGGTCATTTGCACCCGCATCCGACTATACGCCGGGATGAGGATAAGCGGGGCCGTCAACAGCGCATGGCCTTGCCACTTGCCGATCGGGTGCGGCGGCAATAGCGTGTCGGCCGCCGCGCTAAACTTTGGGTCGGAAAAGAATGCGTCGCTACGGAACCGCCACAGCAAGATTTCCTGCCGCAGTTTCCGACGGTTCTCAATGTCCCATCCGTCGTCAACGCCCAACTGAAACGTGAAGTCGGTCGTCGGATCCCCAGGCAAAAGCCCAGGCGGAAGTGTCGGCGGGAACGGGCCGTAGGTCCAATTATTTTGGTACGGGCCCGAGCCGCCGCCCGGTCCTTGAAACTCCGCGAACAGCGACAGCGCAGATACAATCACTGGCCGCGCATTGGCAAACGCCACCTCCCACACCAAAAGGTTCCCCTCGGTGATGGTCGGCACCTTGCACGATTTGACCCGTTGCCTATTTTGTATTTCGGTTGGCGGCTCCAAGGTGGACGAAAAGCCGCCGCCAATGGCGTTTAGGTTGGCCATCCATGGCAACTGGCGCGGGCTCACAATGCCGTTATCCTGCGACGGCGAATAGTTGGCGACCAGGTGCGACGGGCACCACCGTCGCTTCACCAAGTCCGCTGGCACATCGTTGTAGACGCGCACCAACGCATCCAGCGCCTGCTCAATGCGGGTGCCGCTAATGTCGGTTCCAGCGCCGAACTGCTGTGGCAGTAGACGGTTGCTCACGGAGCCTCGCCGATCATGGTTACGTTGACGTGTGGGGTTGGCCCTGGATTCCACCCGGCATTTGCGGCGGACACGCAGTTTGCGGGAGCGCCCGCGTTCATGCAGAAGGCGGCATTGTTGAGCCACCGGCTTCCAACAACGACAAGGACTCCGCCAGCGTCCACGACGATTGGCGCGCGAATGTCGCAATCGACAAGCCGTACCGTTGCGCCGTTGCGGACCACCGCGCCATCTTTGAGGACCACGCCGCGAATCACAGCTGCACCAACGAACTCCAATCGTCCGCAAACTGGGGCACCCATCCCACTGACATCGGTGCCGTCTGGCACCCTGCCGCCGGGGTAGTTGCCGGGGCCCAGGATGGACGCGCCGCGCACGGGTTCGCGCTCCGGCAGCGGGGCGACACGCCCGACGTTGGCGAAGAAGGCATTGCGGGCGGTCAGGTTCTGCCGCTCGCGCGGGTCCATGGCCTCTGCGTACACCTCGATTGGGATGGCTTGATTCATCGGTTAGACCGTTTGAGGTCGCGGATCATCTTTCGACGAGCGGCACTCGTTAGGTTTGGGTTGGTCCACCACTCAGCCGGTAGACCTGTGCGGGTGGTAAGTTCCCGCAAGAACGACCCTTGCTGTCGCGGTGGTGGTCGCACTGGTTCCGTTCGTTTGGCCGCCGCTTCCGCGCTGGCAAAAATATCGCCAAACTCGCGCCCGTATGGCGATTCGGCGTCTTCGTCCATGTCCCAAATCTGCTGCCTGAATAACTCGCGTTCACCTGGGCGGATAAACACACGCTCCAAATCACCAACCAACCGACCAGCACGCATCGCTTCCGGCGATTGCGGATCGTCAATTCCCTCCCACGCCTGTTCAATCACAGCCTTGAACTGTGTAAGTCTATGTTTTTGTTCTGGATTCATCGGTTGAACCACCGGCGACGCGCACCTGTTGGGCGGACGGCGACCTCGACGCGCCCAACGCGCACCGATTCCGTTTCCGCGTTCATGGTGCCGTGCAGCATCACGCCGCAGCGCGTGCCCTGGGTGCCGTCGCTTGTGCCGAGCGTGTCCACCGCCGCGTCGTCAATCAGCATGTTGCCGTTGGCTGTCGCGGTCGAACTAGACCACCGGGCGACGCCGTTGCCAACCTTGACTTGCGGGGTCACGTTGCCGGTTGTGCCGGCCTGGATTCGCTGCTGTTGCTGGATGCTCGCTTGCAGGCTGTTGCCCGGCGGCGTCTGCGCGAAGTCGATGGACTGCGCCGCGAAGTCCCGGTAGTCGCTGGAAGTGGCCGAGTTGAGCGGGCCGAACGGCCACCCCGGCGCGACCTTTATCGCCGCGCTGCCCAGGTGCATCGCCGTAATGAACACGCCGCGCACCTTGAACTCGTCGCCGCCGAGTTGGAAGTTGGCCGTCTTGACCGCCCAATCCACCGGCTGCCGGCGTGATTCTAGCGCCGTGTTCTGGTCTGGGTAGCGCCCAGCCATCCAGTAGTAAATGTCGGCTTTCGTGCCAGGACCGTTGACGTTGCCTTGCATGGGCGCGCCAAGGCCGGGGATTGCCAGCGACGAATCTGCGCCGATGTAGATAAACGGCAGTAGAATCACAAGGTCTGGCCCAGTTATCCCCAGCGCCATTCTGGGTTGCGTCGCCCACGCGCCGGCAAAGCCGTCCCAGGCGATCCGCACCTCGTTACCTGCGCGATTGGCTACACCAGCGAGGTAGATTTGGGCCTCGGACACACCGGCCACCGGCGCACCTTGGGCGTAGCCTGCAACCGACGCGATGCGCTCGCCGGGCACCACGAAGTCGATTTCCGCCGATGGCGCAGCGGCGACAAACCTGGGCGTCCAACGGGTGTTGTCGAACTGGAAGCGCAATTCGTAGGTGCTGACCAAGCCAACGGACGGGTCGCGGCAGATGGACACCGGCAACCAGTAGGTGCGCATCATCTGCGTTCCACCCGGCGAAACGAACTCCGCGGGGACCGGGATCGGCTCCCCAAGCAGGAATGCGGGGCCTGCGCCAGCGGGGGCCTGCGACGACTTGACCCAGCCGCCCACCGGCGCCCGCTCGTCCTCGCGCGCCGCGTCCGCGCTGGCGTCAAGCGCACCGCCACGCCCCAACTGGTACAGCCCGCAAGAACTGTTTGGCGCTTCAACGTCCACATCGCCGTCGAGGTAGGTCACGGCGTAGGGGCCAGCGACCATGTAGGCGTCGTTGCGCACTAAAACGACGATAGGCTTGGCGAGGTGCGCGCGGGCCTGCACAACGCTGCCGCCGCCCGCGTTGCTGAACCACGCCCACACCGACCATCCGAAGCCATCGGTGTAGACAAGGGCAACGTCGTCAAGCGATGCCACTAGCTGCTTGCGAACGTCGTCCCAGGCGAAGCGGAACTCAGGCGTTTGCTCGCGGATGCCGATGCGCGACGGCGGCTGCGGGTCCGTCAGCGTGGTCACGCCACTGGTGAGGTAGTAGTTTGTCCACGGCAGTTGCAAGCCTTGCGGGTCGGTCCACAGCCGGTCGATCGGCTCCGACAGGTGTTTGAGCGACACCCCGCCAGCGTAGGCGTAGATGCCGCTGCGGTCTGCGAAAACCACGCCGTCGTCTGCCAGCACCGCCGCACGCTGCGCCACGCATCCCATGGACTGCGCCACGTTGACCAGTTGGCCGCCGGTCACAAGCGCATCGCCCGTGCTTGGCTGGTAGAGCCAGCATTGCGTCTGGGTGGCGATGAACAGGTTGCCACGAACGGCGGCGAGTAGCGTCACCGATTCCTGGGTTGGCAACAATTGGATGTTGCCGGCAGCGATGCAGTCAGGGCGACCGGCGTCGCTGAAAAACAAGGCGCTCCCGCTGGCATACACCATGCGGTCGCCAAGCAGGCATGCGGCAGTCGGGTTGGGGAAAAGCGACTGTTTGACGTACTGCACGCCATCGGCGGCGAATTCGCCTTCGGCAAGTTCCAGCGGGGACAGCGCCGACGTTTCGCCGATGTAGGGGCCGAGGCGCGCGCGTTCCAGTGAATCCAGCTTGCGATCTGGGGTGCGCGGCCCGTCAACCGGGCGGTACGTCCACAAGCCGCAACCGTCGATCAGGACCACGCACCGGCCAAGCATCGGCACGAAGATCGCCCACGCCGGTTCCTGCGCCGGAACGTACCACCGGGAATGGTCCTCGTTGAAGCGGGTTGCACCATGCGGCAGCACCTCTTCCAGGTCGTCGGTGCCTGCTTGCTGGCTGTGCAAGACGAGCTCGAAGTGCCGACCGCTATGCAGATCGTGAACGTGCAGCGCGATGCCTGCCATCGTGCGGGCGCGTGCCCCGGCCATCCATTCCGTGTCCTGGTCGTCGGTGCGGAAATCGCCAGTGAAGGCGTAGACCGGGTGGACGGCTAGAATCTGGTCGTGGCCGAACGGCGTGCGAAAGGCAAACGCGCCGATGCACGCTCCAAGGCCAAAGGTGCCGGTCTGGAAAAGCACGCCGCCGTTGAGCGTGGTCGCGTACTGCCGCACCAACCCAAACCCTTCCCGTACCGCGAACTCGCCGTTGCGGGGAACCACGTTGCCAAGGAACGGCGACCCGCCGCCCTTGTCGAGCGAACGCAGGTCCATGCCCTTCTTGGGCGTGGCGTCGAGAGTTGGCGTTGCGTTTGCCACGCTGGCACCTTACGCTTCTTCGGCCTCGGGCGCTTCCCCGCCGCCGTACTTCTGCGCCTCAAACTCCTCGAAGTCGGCCATCAGTTGCTCGGGCGGCACGCCGTATTTCTTGGCGCATGCGGCGAGCTTGGCGGCAACGTCGCCCGCGCCGTCGTCGTCGGCCTCCACCGTGACCTCAACCTCAGTCTTGCCGGGCATCGGTGCCGGACCCTTCTTGCCTGCCATGCGCCCGGCAGCGCCTTTGAGCATCCCCAAGTCGAACATTTTACCACCCCGAGTAGTCGTCGCGGACGTAGCGGCTGCCTTCGCCGCTGCGCGTTTCCGCGTAGTGTTGCTGGATTTGCATACGCAGATCCGCAAGCCGCGTTTGGATCGGGGCGGACAGCGCCCCGTCTTTCATAGCGTAGTGCTGCGCCGAAAGTAGCGCAATGATTTCGTGCCACTGGTCGAAGTCGTCAAGGTACGATCCGGCACCGGGGTCGATGTTTGCCGTCGTGAACGCGCCCGCGTCGTCGGGCAGGTAGTAGATTTCGATGGTCGCGGTGACTGGCGCACCAAAGCGGAGCGTGCGGCGGTCAAGCCACCACGTCATCGCGTTGCCAGTGAACGCGGTCGAGTTGCCCCACCCGGTCGCCTGGCCGAGCGACTGGAACGCCGAAACTGGCTGGTACAGTTGGCGGATGCGCCCGGTGCCGGGGTCAATCGACTGCACCCGCGTCATTTCCTGGCAACGCGCCTGGGTCGCCGGGCTGCCGAACAGAACGCCGTCGAGGTTCAAGTCTTGGACGTTGACCAGGGCGGCGGGCGCATAGCGGATTTCGCGGGCCTCGCGCGGCAACATGCGCCGGAATTCGTTGTAGCCTCGTTGCAGGAACGTGGCAAGCAGCGAGTTGGGAAGGAAGACCGTGTTGGGGTCGTCCAGGATGTTGCGCGCGTAGGCGGCGATCTCGTCGGTCAGCATCGCTACACCGCCACGCCGGTTGTTTCGCCGGTCCCTTGGCCGTCCTGGGCCTCTGCCGCGGACAGGGCCAAGTCGGCGGGGGCCGTGAGGTCAATGTCACCGGGGAAGCCGCCGCCGGTTGGCACGGGGGCCGCGGGCGCGCCGGGTTGGCCGGGCTTTCCTGGCATCGCCGGTTCAACGGGCGGCGCGGACAGTGCGACGATTTGCTTGTAGAGGTCGCGAACCCGTCCACGCGCCGCCGCGTCAATCTGGTCGAAGTCGTCTGACCGCATGAAGCCGCCTACAACTTCCTCCATAACTTTCAAATTGTCAGTCGGGTACACTTCGACGGCGGTCACGGTTGGGTCGTTGACCACGGTGGCAAGCACTTTCTGTGCGTGCGCCATGTCGGCGATCGTCTGCACGTTGGCCATTGGGTCCAAGTGGAACGACATCATTTTCTTGGCTTGGTCGGGTGTAATCAGGCCAAGGCGCAACAGGTCCAGCGTCTTTTGGTCGCGGTCCTTGACCTCGGAACTGAACAGCGTGCCGGCCTCGAAAAACACATCGGGGTCGTTCACAATGTCGGTGGTGCGCAGGGTGGCAAGGATGCTGCGGCCCACGCCGTTGAACATCCGAATCACCTTCTCCGCTGGGTAGAAGGCTTTGAGGTACAGCAGCATGGACTTGGCCGTGCGCCGCACCGCGTCCTCAATGGCATCCTGCGTGCCCTGGAACTGTGCCAAGTCGTTTGCGGACAAAGCCTCGATTGCGCGGCCCGACGAAATACCAACCGCCCGCTTACCAAGGGTGGTTGTGTGTACGCCGGTCAAGTCGTGAATCAGCGCCTGCAACTGCGGCGGCAGCGCCGAGAAGTATTGCGGCATCGGCGGCGGCACCCACACGTCGGGCTTGACGCCGGTGTAGAACACTTTTTCGCCGGTGCGTGTGGTGAAGGCGTTTGGGTCCACCTTGGCGCTACGCTCAATCAGCACCTTGGGGTTCGCCATCTGTCGAGCATTGCGAATGGTCTGGTTGAGGATGGTCGTGTAGGCGTACTGGGCATCCAGCGCCGGCTCGACCATGCCAAGACCAAAGAACTCGCCGGGAATGCGTGTGTACCGCACGATTTGTAGGGGGCGGCATTGGCCAGGCGTCACGCCCTGGTCGAGCACCTTTCCGCCAGCGAGCAAGTACCAATGCCCGCTTGAACAGTATGCCTCCAAGACTTCGATGCGGTCTGGCACCTCGGATTGCGAAAGGTAGTGTGAACTGGACAGCATGATGCGCGCGCCGGGTGCAGCGTCGATGATGCTGGCGTGGTTTGGGAATTGCCGCTTGAGGTCGTCGCGGGTTGTGCGCCGAACGACGCCGACGAATCGGGCGTCCTCTGGTTCACAGCCCGGCTCGCAGCGCAAGTCCTCGGCGCGGATCGCCTTGACGCGCACGTTGCCCCGGTCCATGCAGGTTAGCAACCCAGCGGTGCCGTGGACAAGCAACCATTCGGCGAACGAGGTGAGCGTGCGCCGCATCTCCGCATCGCGCCACAGGTAGCGCAAGGCTTGTTCGGATGCCTGCGCGCGCTGGATTTCGATGGCGCTTTCGTCAGCGGGGACTACGCCGGCAGACGGCATCTCAGTGGACAACCGGGCGACGCCATTGCGGTAGAGCGGCTGCACCAGGCCAATGCACACGTCGCGCTGGCGCAGGTAGTTGGCCATCGGCGATCCGCTGCTTTGCGGGGTGATGGAGTAGCGACTGGAACGGAACCCGCTGATGGCGTCGGAGCACTCGCGGAAGGTTTGATACGCTGGCGTGCTGCGCGCGTAAAAATCCTCCGCGAACCGACTGATTTGCTCGGGCGTCAGCGACGGCGAATCGGTGTCGCCCGGTTCGATGACCTCGCCCGGCTCGTCGTCGGGCATTGCCTCTGGAACCCGAAACAGGGCGTCGAACGCCATGGCGACCGCCTACTTTTTCTTGACCAACTGCGACCCGATGCCGATGCCAGATTGCGCCATCTGCGCATACGGGCCTTTGCCTTGCAGGAACTGCGCGAACTTTTGGCGGGACGAATCCTGGTCTGTTGGGTCGTCGCTTTCCATGGATGCGCCGAGGCCACCGCCGGCTGCGCCAGCGACGCCGCCGATAAGCGCGCCCCACTTGCCGCCAGCGGAGCCGGCACTTGCGCCGGTCTGCGCGCCGGATGCCATGCCCTGCAAAATGCCAGTGCGACGCTTTGCAGCGGCGGCCAGCGCGGGCACGTCCCAGACTTCCTCATCGGTTTGTAGGAACTGGGCCATGCCCGCGCCCTCCGCGCGTCTTACGCCTTGGCGACCAGGACGTACACCAGGGCCGCATTGTTGCCCGCGCCGTTGCCAGCGACACAGGTGATGGCGTCGCCCGCGGCGAAGGTCTGGTTTGCGTCGTCGATCATCGCCAGCAACGCTTCCACCTGTTTCGTGTCGGCGGCGGTGGCCAAGTCCAGGCCCGCGCTCACGACACCGGCGATGTTGATGGTGGCCGCGTCTCCCGCGCCGCCTGCACCGCCGGTCTTGATGGCCCACACCTTGATGATGGTGCCGGCGAAGGGCGCGACCTTGGTGAGCGTGCTTGCGCCGTTGGGCTGCTGGAACAGCCACACCGCCACGCCAGCGGCGTCGTTGCCGGTGGGGTCGAGTGCCGGAAGGACCGCGCCGGTGAGTTCTTGCAGTTGCTGGTTGTTGTCCTCGTTGACGGTGAGGATGCGGGGATTTGGCATTGGAGTTCTCCTGGTGGCAAGGCCACCGGCGCCAGATCTGCGGGACCAAGCGCCGGTAGCCTGCGGTTGGTTTGGTTAGTCGGGGATTTCCACCGCCGTCAAAGCCGCCTGCGCGTTGGGCTGGTCGCACACGAGGTCGTAGTACATGCGCCACTGCGCCACACCGGCATCCAGGCCATCCACCTGCTTGATGATGCCGTTGTAGTCGATCCACTCGCCCGGCGACAGAACCGCCTTTTTGTAGCCCGAGTTGTTGACGCCGAAGATCGTGCCGGTCGGGCACAGGTCAACGGTCTGGAACGGGATGTCGCCGTAGCCCCAGGAGGTGAACCCGGCATCCGCCGCGCGCTTGCCGTCTTTGACATCGACGCGCAGGTTGCCCGCCGACGTGCCTTGCAGCAAGTTGGTGTAGGCGATGATCTGCTCGATGGCGCACACGAACTTGTCGAACTTCTTGCCGCTGCGGCGCTCCGCCGTGCTCATGATCGACTGCAAGGCCGCCAGGGTCAGCGGGTTGTAGGCCGGCGCGCCCGGATCGGACAGCCGGAAGTTGCTGCGCAGTTGCGCGTTGA